GTTCAATGAAGTCATGAGTAAGATTGGAGAAGCACATCCAGGATCTGAAGTTGCTAAGAGGTATGGTGACAATAGAACTATTAAGCAAAAGAAAACTATTGACACTGTGACCAAGCATGTAGTTAAGCAAGCAAAGAAGAAGTGACAAAAGAAGAACTCATAGAATTAATAACAAATCTTCATCCCGAAGATACAAAAGGAGAATTGACAGGTGTGTTTATTGGAAGACATGGTGAGGTGGTCACCACTGATTCTATCAGGATTGACATGGATGGGGGTCGAGTTATATTGGCTCAGAAGGGATCGGGCGAATCAGAACAGAATAAAAAGAACTGGGAACAAGAATTGGTATTCATAAGGAATAGAAAATGAGCATCAATGTCGTACAAATGTATTCCGCACTCAAAGAGGGTGCATGCAACATTCACTTTCGAAAGATAGATACAGGTGAATTGCGTATCATGGCGAGTACACTTAACAGAGATATCGCAGGGCATAGTAATCTACCAGAAATTTTCAATCAAGACGTGCTGTCTGATCATCTAGTGGTATGGTGTCTAGATAAAGATGCTTATCGTTCATTTAGAGTGAGTACAGTTGAGCATTGGGAAGAAATAAAATGGCAGGAAAAGGAAGTAGACGAAGACCAGAAGTAGGCACAAAATATCAGGATGAGTGGGAAAGAATCTTTGGTTCTAAAGAACAAGAGAAACAAGATATCTTAGACGAACTAAATCCAGATAAGTTGCCAGACATAGAGGACATAAATGTATCCAAGTTTCATAAAGTACAAGAACATACAGATTCCTGATATTGCTTGGGAGTTTTGGGACGCAACACTTAGATACGAGAAAGATCAAACTGATCGTAACAAATATATCTTCAAACCATCAGATGATGGAATCTATAAAAATGATATCACTGGTGTAAGAACTAGTGGTGAAGAAGCAAAAAAGCAACTGTCAGAAATGGCAGATCAATTTGTTAAGAGTATCTTTCCTGAATTTTCATCAGATGGCATTGTGTATATGCCACAGTCAGGTTATATGACTGTAGGATCTAGTGTGACAGAACATGTAGACAATATGATGTTTGCTAAAGATCCATTGATTTTATCATTGACAGATATGCATATTGAAGTAAATCGTACTTTGTATCCTATACAGAAAGGAGATGTCTGGTCATTACCCACCAACATTCCTCATTCTGTACCCACCTTTCCTACTGATATGAAATGGGCAGGAACTAGAATGACACGAGACCCATACACTTGTTCTATAGAACATCTTTCTAATATGTTTGAGTATGAACAAATAGAATATGTAGACTTAACTCAAATCAAAGGTGGAATGCAAAAGAACACTAACTTGATGGCAAAGAGTCATCATAATATCGATCTTGATAAATTGAGAAAATGAGTTCTATCTATCCTATATACATCAAATATAAAACTCTTACAGAGATTCCTCAATCTGTGTATGACTTATGGGAAGTCACTGCCAGAATGAAACTGTCAGATATGACAGAAGAATCACATTATGTAATAGATAAGACTCGCCATCAAAATGATAATGATGCCCAGATTCTTCATGATGCATCTTACAAAGCATTATGCGATATGTATCCAGAAGCAAAAGAAAAGATAGATAAACTAAACACTTCTTGTAGATTCGCACCACAAAGTGGTATTATGCCAAAGGGACATATGGTCGCTGAGCATACCGATGGAGAGTTCTTGCCCAAAGACATAATGATCATACCATTTACAGATATGCCATTTTGTATCAATGGTGAAGACTATAACTTCAAAAAGGGTGAAGTCTTTAGTTATATGTCTTCGCTTCCACATGGTATAGAAAAGACACAAAGTCAACTCATCTATGTTGGTATTCGATGTGTCAACACAACAGGAATGTACATTCAACAATTAAGAAACATCTTTGGTTATGAAGAGATTAAAGAAGTTCCTCTAGTTAAAATGCAATGGAAACACTATCGGAACAAACCCATGTACAATGAAATACAATTTGAAAACCTCAAAACTACCTTACGATCACTCGATTAATAAAGTATAATATAACTATGATGACATTTGAAGAGTTGTCTGAGTTTAATCTCAAGACCGAAACTATCGATGGGAAAAGACACTATGTCACTCCCGAAGGCAACAAGTATCCTAGTGTGACTTCTGTCACTGGACTCCTAACCAAAAAGCATATACAAGCATGGCGAAAGAGAGTCGGTGAAAAGAAAGCAACTGAGATATCTAATCGAGCATCTCGCAGAGGTACTTCTTTTCATACACTATGTGAAAAGTATCTACGCAATGAAGAGTTCGAGTTCGACAATCCCCTACAAGAAATGAATTTCAAATCTATGATCCCATTGTTGGATAAGATTGAACCATTTGCTATTGAGTCTGCTATGTACAGCGATCATTATCGTATCGCTGGTAGATGTGACTGTGTAGGTTTGTTTAGAGGTGAGTTAGCAATCATCGATTTCAAAACTTCAAATAAAGCAAAGACTGAAAGCAGAATACAATCGTATCTTATACAAGAGAGTGCGTATGCTGCATGTGTAAAAGAGATGACAGGTGAAATGCCTAAAATCATCGTGACTTTGATTTCTGTAGATGAAGATAGTTCTACTCAACTATTTGTTGATGAACCTGATCGTCATTTAACTGATCTTGTAAAACTTCGAACACAATACTATAATTTGTATGAAAAAGTTTCATAAGTGCCTCTTATAGGCAATCATAAATTATAAATATAGTCCGAATTGGTTCAACTTTTTATAATTTAGGACATCATGTTAAAGAATATACATCGCGATTTTGTTTTCTGTTTACTTTTTGCTGCATTAACAGTGCCATTCATTTTAATTAATGGGTGAGCAATGAGTGAGAGAAGACTACAAAAACTGAAAGACAATGTAGGGTTGCTCATGCTGATATGCGTGTTTGGATTTTCAATCGCAGCAACCACAGGGTCTATGAGTTTTACATAATGGCACAACAATTACCATTGCCATTGAATGCTACGAAGGATGCTTCACCTGAAGAAGTTTCCGAGTGGGAGAAAAAGGATTTCTTCCGTGCTGGTAAATTCAGTGCAATGGTTTACTTTGTTATAATACCAGCAATTGTACAAGCAGTTGCTTTTGGTTCAATGCTGGTGATTTTTTATATTAATGATAAAATTTTTTAAGGTGATCGCAAAACTCCTAACAGGAGTTGGTACTGAGGTAAACGATATACAGTTGACTCCCAGTGCTGTTCTAATGGTAGCAATATCATTGGCATTTGCTTTCTTAGGAATCGTAATGTTGCTGATGTTTACAGCATCATTACTTATATAATGGATAATTATGATACTATCAAAAAAGCAATTCTCTGAACAAGTTGAATCGAAGATTAGTAAAGGTGCTGAAGTCATCGATGCTATCTTAGAAGTGTGCGAAACCTATTCTCTAGAACCTGAATCTGCTAAAAGACTGATGTCCGATGGACTCAAAGATAAACTAACAGCAGAGGCATCTTCTCTTAATCTAATTAAGGGGAGCAAGTCTAGAGGAAAACTTCCCATATGAGAATACTCGAAAGATCTTCCAGATATTCAATACGAGAGGACTTAAAAACTAAGTTCGCAGTCGTAGTGCATCTTGGAGATTTGTCAGAGCAAGAGTTTTATGACTTCTCCTTATCCATAGGTGATATTGATTTAGATTGTTACAATGATCAATATCATATGCATGAGGTGAGTCGTATTGCTAACTCTACTCGTATGTCAGAGTTTAAGAAACAAGAAAATGAGTCACGCAATGTACTAGCAAATTCAAGTTTTCCTGGATTCTCAGTATTTGATTATGCTGGGTTAGATCAACAGGAAGATGTTGAGATAGGTTTGTCTGGTCTGGGTGACATGAGTGATGAGTACAAAGCAAAGAGAGCATTGATCGGTGGTTTCAAAAACTGGCATGTTGACTTTCCACATAGGAAGGAACTTGCCGATATTGGAATTTTATATGCAAAAAATTTTAAACCAACTCAGAGAGATCGAGATGCCGATATCCACGGATACAATATTATTAATCCGAGACTTGGTGGTGGTTCCACTTTGCTTGTTGACTTTTGCTTGGCACATGATAAACACCATGATGCGTTTGCTGGAAAACATGTAGAGTTTTACTACTCCGAAGAGGTTGCTCATCCATTACTGAGATACAATAAGATACTTGACAGAGAGACACTGTATATCTCTCCTGTATCAGTATTGCCCAACAAAAGCAACAGTATCTTAGCAAATGAAATTTTTATGCTATTGGTTAATGATGACGAACTACTATGGCAGGTAGATTGGGAAGAAGGTGATTGTTTGATATTCAACAACACTGCCTGTATGCACAGAGGTGCGTATCACAACTTCCAAGGTGAACGAACAATGTGGAGAACCACTGTAAAGTATGACTAGTCGCGAAGGATTTGACGCATACTGCCTTTACTTGGGGATTAAATTACATTTTACACAGGAGTCATACGACTATGTCAAATACAATGGAGTCGTTAAAGCAGATCTCAAGTCGTTTCTTAGAAGAAAGGATAAATACCACTTTGCAAAACTCGCAAGGAAGTATGGAACTGATCTCAAGTCTTTCCTCATCGCCAACCTTTCAGTTTCCGACCGATGGGTTGGGGAACTGCTGGGAAGCGATTCAGAAATGGTATTCTCTGAATACAAAAAACGACAGCAAAGTTTAACCTATCTTTTTCAAAAAGAGTTGAGTTCACTTGCGAATAAATACTCATTAGATGATC